CAACTCAAATTGATAATCTTAAAGCATTGTGTATAAATGTATTACAACCTATTCGTTCTCATTTTGATTCTCCTGTTATCATATCTTCTGGATATAGATCTGGAGAATTATGTGTTGCTATAGGTTCTAGTATTCATTCACAGCATACAGAAGGCAAAGCGGCAGATATAGAAGTGGTAGGCGTTGATAATAAAGAACTAGCTCAATGGATAAAAGATAATTTAGAATATGATCAATTAATTTTAGAATTTTATAAAGATGGTGAACCAGACAGTGGCTGGGTCCATGTATCGTGGAACGGTAATGATAATAGAGGACAATCTTTACAAGCTATTAAACAAGAAACTAAAGTACATTACAAACCATGGTAATATCTAGATCACAAATGAGTAGACAATTAGAACCAGGACTAGGAAAGTCATGGAAAGGTAAATATGCGAAAACGATCCAAGCAACTCATGGTAAAAAAACCAAACCCTATCGCAAAAAGTCTAAGTAATAGACTATTCCAATTTAAAGTGCTACAATCTAAAAAGTTGTACAACCGTTTAAAGGAGAAGTTATACACTCTCAAAGCGGCCGCTACTAAGGATGATTAATATGGCATGTTGGAAAGGCTATAAACAGTTTGGAATGAAAATGAAGGGTGGTAAAAAAGTCCCTAATTGTATTCCTGTGAAAAAAGCAAAAACAGGATTAAGTATTACACCTTCTTATTCTAAAACTGAAGATAGATATACACAAGAAACAAACAAAAGTTTAACTTTCGGTGGTGAAAAAGGAAGCATAACAGTTAATAGACAAAAGTTTGATGTTAAAGAGCATCCAAGTGCAAGTAGTAGAATGGATACTATTTCAGGTACACGACGTATTGATGAAAAACGATCTATTTTTGGAGGTGTAGGTAAAGGTACAGGTGGTAAAAAAAGTTTTAATATTGGAGCTACTTTTTCATTTAAAAAAGGTGGGATAAAAGCTTATACAGGAAAAGCAATTAAACAACCTACTGAAACAAAAAAAGAATTTAAAATGAGACATGCTTATCATAAACCTTTTATGGAAAAACCACAAAATGCTTATATGGGAAAATTTATCAAGCATGATTCTGTAGGTATTAAATTATCTAATCCTAGTGCTAGAGCTTATTATAAAGATTTATTGAAATAACTGCTAAAATCAGCAATCCTCTAGCTTACAACTAAAATATTAGCTATAATAAATTTGTTAACAAGGAGATTTACCATGGGAATGAAAAATTACCAAAAATCAGGCATTGCACCTAAATCAGGTGGCAAAAAAGAAATGAAGCCTAAGAAAAGCAAAAAGAAGTAAGGTTTATAAATGGCTACATCTGGTACTACATCATTTAATATCACGATTGATGATACTATTGAAGAAGCATATGAAAGATGCGGTGTAAGAACTAATTCTGGATATAACATTAAATCTGCTAGACGTAGCCTAAACCTTTTATTTTCTGAATGGGGAAATCGTGGAATTAATTTATGGAAAGTTAAATCTAATACACAAACCTTAACTAATGGAACTGCAACATATAGTACACCTAGTGATTGTAGCGATGTTTTAGAAGCAGTAGTAACAGTTACTGGAGGAACACAACAAACTTTAAATAAAATTTCAAGATCAGAATATATTGCTATCCCTAATAAAACAGATACAGGAACACCTTCTCAGTATTATGTAAACAGATTATTAAGTCCAACGATAACTTTATATTTAGCTCCAGATACTTCTGCTGTGACTAATATTTTTTATTATTATATTGCAAGAATTGAAGATGCAGGTGCTTATACAAATACAGCAGATATGCCATATCGATTTTACCCTTGTATGGTTTCAGGATTAGCTTTTTACTTATCACAAAAAGTTGCACCAGATAGAATTCAAGCATTAAAACTTTTATATGAAGATGAATTGAAACGTGCATTAGATGAAGATGGTCAAAGAACTTCTGTGTACATTACACCTAATATTTATTACCCACAAGGATCTTAATGTCATACGCAAAAGGTAAATACTCACAATCCATATCTGATAGATCAGGACAAGCTTTTCCATATAGAGAAATGGTAAAAGAATGGAATGGTTCGTGGGTCCATATTTCTGAATTTGAGGCTAAACATCCTCAACTAGATCCTAAATATCATAGAGCAGATCCAGTTGCATTATGGAATGCTAGACCTCAAGATTCATCTCCTACTATTGTTGATTTGGATCCTTACTATTGGGATGGACAATTTACATCTAATGGAATGATGCCTAGTATAGATCCATTAACAGAAAATAATAAAAGACAAGTAGGAACAAGATTAGGAAAGGTAACAATTGTAATATCATAATATCATGACATACGCTGAATTAGTACAAAAAATTAGAGATTATACAGAAGTAGATAGTAATGTTTTAACTGCTACTATTATAGATGGTTTTATTAGAGATTCTGAATTTAGAATATTTAGAGAAGTAGATGCTGATTATGCAAGAGATTATGCAACTTCTACTTTTACTTCTGGTAATCGTTATGTATTATTACCAACAGATACTATTATTATAAGATCTGTAGAAGTGATTGATGGAAGTACAAGGTCATTTTTAGATAAAAGAGACACTAGTTTTATTTCTGAATATAATAGCGGAGGAGCTTCGGGTCTTCCAAAATACTATGCTAATTGGGATGATGACAACATTGTAGTTGCTCCAACTCCTGCTAGTAACTACACTATTCAGTTAAATTATATATCTACACCTCCAGCATTAAGTTCGTCTAATACGCAAACTGAGCTTTCAAAACAAGCTCCAGAACTTTTATTATATGCTTGTTTAGTAGAAGCCTATGGTTATTTAAAAGGACCAGCAGATATGTACAACCTCTATCAAAATAGGTATAATGAAGCAATACAATCTTATGCTTTAGAACAAATGGGCAGAAGACGTAGAGACGAGTATACGGATGGTGTTCCAAGAATTAAAGTTCCTAGTCCATCACCTAATACTTAAAATTAAAATTTAAGGAGAATTTTTTATGGCAATAGCACAAGCAGTATGTAATTCATTTAAAAAAGAATTATTAGACGGTGTTCATGACCTTGATACAGGTGGGGATACTTTTAAACTAGCATTATATAAATCAACAGCAGTATTAAGTGCAGCAACAACTTCATACACCACAGGTAATGAAGTATCGCCTTCTGGACAATATGCAGCTGGTGGTGGAGTATTACAATCTCAACAAACCTCGGTCGCATCGGGTGTTGCAATAGCAACATTTGCAAACTTGTCTTTTACTGGCGTTACTTTGACAGCTAGAGGTGCTTTAATTTATAACTCAACTGATGCAAGTAAAGCAGTTTGTGTTTTAGATTTTGGTCGAGACAAAACAGCAACAGCAGGAACTTTTACTATTCAGTTCCCAGCATTCACAACAGCTGCAGCGATCTTAAGAATCAGTTAAGGAGTTAACGCATGACTGCGTCTCCTTGGGGATCCAATAAGTGGGGTGAACAAGCCTGGGGAGATAACGGGATAGTTGTATCTATTTCGGATGCTTACGGAGACGGTGCGTGGGGAGAATTTGCTTGGGGTGATGGTAATGCTCTTAACACTATTACCTCACAATTAAATTCTGTTACTGCAACTATCAGTGTACAATCAAACGTAACTGGAGAATCTTTAACTACTACCACTAATACAGTTAGTATTACGGCAGGTGCTTCGGTTAATTTAAGTGCCTTAACTATTTTACAAACTTCAATAGGTGATGAATTACCAAAATCAGACGTAAGTGTTACTGCAGATAGTCTAGTTACAACTACCAATGTGGATTCTGTATCCATTACTGCAGATGGAAATGTTAGTGAAAATTTAGTTGGTGAAGTATTACTTAATACAACTACTAATACAGTAAGTATTGAAATAGCTGTTGGACCAATTGTAGTTCAACCTCAAACATTATCATTAAGTCTTGGTAATGAGATTGCTTATACAGATGTTAACATTGCAACTAGTGGTGAAAATTTAACAACAACCACTAATACCGTAAGTATTGATTTAAATACACCTGTAGATTTAACTGGAGAGTTATTAAATATAACTACTAATACAGTATCTATAGCGGCCGATGCAAACACAGGCACTTTAACAGGTCTTCCAATAACCTCTACTGTAGCTTCTGTAGACGCAGTATCTGTGGCAGAGGTAACAGGTCAAGCATTAACAATTACAACAAATACTGTTACAATTACAGCTAATGCGATTGTTATCCCGACAGGTTTAAATATTACTAGTACGACAGGTAATGAGAAGATTGTAACTTGGTCAAAAGTAATACCTGGGGCAAATAATACATGGACAGCAATAAATACTAGTGTCTCAAATACTTGGGTACGCGTTGACACTGCAGCATAAAAAATTTAAAATAGGAGATAATTATGGCATCTACATATACAGATTTGGGTTTAGAATTAATGGTCACAGGGGAAAACTCTGGGACTTGGGGTGATAAAACAAACACCAATTTAGAATTAATACAACAAGGTTTTGCAGGATATCAAGAAGTATCTATTGCTGGTGGAGTACAAACTACACCTCTTGCAGTAACAGACGGTGCTTTGTCTAATGGTAGAAATGCAATTATAAAATTTACAGGAACTATTACAGGAAATCAAATTGTAACGATTCCAGATTCAATTGAAAAAATTTATGTTCTTGAAAACGGAACTACTGGTTCTTTTACAGTACAGGTAAAAACAGTTTCTGGAACAGGTGTAACTTTTTCTGCAACTGATAAAGGACAAAAATTTGTTTATTCAAACGGTACAAATATTATTGATATTGCATTAGCATCACCTCCAGGTGGTTCGGATAAACAACTTCAATTTAATGATAATGGTTCTTTTGGTGGAATCACTATGGGAACTGCAGGACAAGTATTAACAACCGATGGAACTACTGCATCCTTTGGAGATATTTCTGGTGGAGCATCTTGGCAAGCAGTCATTACAGCAGATCCAGCAAACGCG